AGGGCTCCGGCCGTGGGGTTGATCCAGGAGCCGTTGTTGACTTCCGACATGTTGTAGCCGTAGAGGTTCCCTCCGGGCCTTGCCGTCATGTCGGGCTGGTAGATCGGTATGCCCTGCGCCGACCGGAGGCCGGTGAGCTTCCAGCTCATTCCCGGCATGGCTGCGAATCCGTTGACGGTATAGCCGGAGCCCGCCATGGCGACTCCGAGAGCCGAGACGTCAACGCCTAGATCGGTGCCGGTTCCCTCGATGGTCCAGTGGCCGCTCTTGGTCGCGCCTACGAATACGGACTCACCCCAGGTGGCGGGCTTGTTGACGCCCCAGAGCACGGCCGAGTCGATCAGCGCGCCTACGGCCTCCGTGATTCGTGGCTGGACCTGCGCCCACAGCGGAACGTCTGCGTCATCAAGGTACGCCTCCGGGATCGGCACGATGCACGCCAGTTCCTCAACGACCATGATGACGTTTTTCCACTGCTCCTGCGTGGTCTGCTTCATGCCGGTATCGCCACCGACCCAGTACGCGACCGGGAGGACATCGAGCACAGGCATACGCTGGGTCTTGGAAGAGAGCGTGGTACGGTTCATGAGGGAGAGCGCAGCCGACGCGGTGGGTGCGTTCTCAATGATGTCCGCAGCGAGTGGCTGCGGTACGAGCGGGTCAGGCGTTCCGGCTGAGCGGAAGATGCCCTGGTTGTAGGTTGTCATGCCTGAACGGCCTTTCCGCGCGCTACGGCCCTAATCCCGCGCAGAGCGCGCTGCTAACGTCCCTGTAGAAGATTCCTGAACCACTCATCCGGCGTGGTGGGCGTTCCGCCGCTCGCTGGCTGTGATCCTGGGCGTAGAGATTCGACTGGCCTACCCTGGCCTGTCGATGGGGTGCCGTTCCGGCCCGATACAATTTCCTGTGCTAGTTCCTGGGCTCTCGTTTCGATTGCCTTAGCAAATAGCTCTGCCGTCTCGTTGATCTCTTCATCCGTTCCGGATCCAAGATAGTCGATGAGTTCAACGGGAAGGCTATACGCGGCCGCAGCCATGACACGCGAATGCGTGTGGAGCGCGAGGTCTCGCGCTTCCTCAGCTGCACGCTGCGCTTCCTGAGCTTTTGTAAGCTCGCTCTTATTCGCGTCCTCAAGTTCCTGGAGCCGCTGTGCAGCGGCCGAATTCGACTTGGCACGGGCCTCATGTTTCCGGGCCTGCGCTTTCCAGTGGTCGAGCTGACGCTGAAGATCTGAGGTCTCGGTTCCCGCCATTCCGGCGAGTAGGCCATCAGCTTCTGCATCTTCTGGGTCGCCCGTTCCGGGCTCGCCTCCGGTAACCTGCCCCGTTCCGGTGCCGTCGCCTGATTCCATCCCAGAATTCTCGCTCACCTTTCCTCCAGCGGAATGCGCACGTGTGCCTACGCGGGATAATACGCCGTTACCCGCCAGATAGGAAGTCCCGTTTAATGGGCAGCTTTCTTGGCGGCTTCAGCGGCTTTCTCGCCCGGAGCATGGCCAGGCCTCGCCCCGGTTGCCCGCTGGTGAAGGTTTGAACAGAGTCCCTTCACGATAGCGGGCGAGACGTACTTGCTCAGCTGGACCACGCACCGGTCGAAATCGCCAGGTACGCCCCAGTCAATCTTGGCGGCTCCGGCTCCGTGCGCCCAGTACTCCATGAGCCGCTGTGTACTAGCGACATCCCTTGGTGTCGCTTCCCTTCCGGCTACCATTAGCTAACCTCCATAACTTACCGTAATTACGCGCGGCCCAGAGAGCGATTCTCCGGCCGCGAGCGGGTTCCGGGCTCCGATCGTAGCGGGCGAGGCCGGAGATGCGCTCCTGCGCCCAGGGAGCGGGCTTCACAGCCGCACCGGCCCGGATAGCGGGAGGACGGACGCGAGCCGTACGCCTCCGTTCTCGGCGCAGGCCCGGCACGCCGCTCCGCCAATCGACGCGAGTACGGCGTGAACGGGGCAGATCCAGACTACGGCCTCATGACTAACCTGGCCGCAGTATCTCCGGTAAGGGCTCGCCGGAGTCGCGCCGCATACTGTCTCCGGCCCGGTAACGGCCGAGCACGGTTCCATGCGCTTGAGGTGGAGATCCGGGATGACTAGGCCGGTCACTAGATCTGGCATATGAACCCAACTCCTGCTGCCCCGGTTCCGGCCGCTCCCTGGAGGCTGTCTCCGGTGGCCGGCGTGACCGGTGCTCCGAGTAGGAAGCTCGCTATGATGTTGGCGGCCGTTCCGCTCGCGACGTCACACGCAATAGCCCAGTTAGCCGTTCCGGGAGGCGATGTAAAAGGACCCCAGGTAATGATGCCCGTATTGTAGATTGAGGAAGGCGAGGCAGGCGTTGCGGCTACCGGAGTGTAGTTCTGGCGAGCGTAGCCGGTACTCGTTAGGTACTCGTTAACGGTCGCGTCGGCCATCGTCAGCGCTGAGGACTGGAGCGAGCCTATCGCCGTCTGTGACATGGCGAGGTAGGTGGGAGCGGCTGCCGGGCTCTGCGTCTTGAGGAATACGGCGTTCAGCGCCTGCTGCTGCGCGTACTGGTGAAGCTGTCCCTGAGTTATCAGCACGGCTACGCTCCGGGAGGTGGTGGGCTGAAGCTAGAATGCCATAGCCCTATATTGATTGCGGTAAGGCGAGGATTTCCCACGAGATCGGTCCACGAGACGATGGGCCAGTTAGGTGGGCTGATATCAAGCGAGTCCACCGTTACAAGCGTTCCGGCCGTAAGGTCAAGCTTAGCCATCTCTGGCGCGATAGGGCTCCCACGCGCATAGAGGCCGTATGCGTGCCCTGCGACCGGGGTGTAAATGGCCTTATCGCCTGGTTTCGGCTGACCGCCCATTGCCATTAGGCACCACCCGACTTCAGCGTACCATCGCTGTTCCAGGAATCCGGGATGTCATCAGACCATCCTTTCGCCCGTGCCACCCGCATAATGTAGCGGCGTACCTTGGCCCGTTCCTCCGGCGTATTCGGCCTGGCGCGGCCGACTGCTGATATGGCGGCCGATAGGGAATTGGACGGCCCGGTACGGCTGTTGATCGGGAAGCGAGGCGAATCAGACTCATTCGCCTGCGATGGGGGCATGGCCTGCCCCTGCTTCTGTAGGTTTCTCCGCTGCTGTTGTGATAGCTGTGCCATGACGGCTCTCCCAGTAATTATTCCAGGCTGCTATAGCGGCCTTTCCTCTTGTTCCCTTTGTTGCTTCCGCCCACTGATCCGAGAGGCCGGAGTTAACCGATTCCTCACCGATGAATACCGCTCTCGCGACGCAGTGACAGTGATCGTGAGCGCGGAAGTTTACGGTGGACTCTTTGTAGACCGCTCCACGGCCGGCAAGCATAGCGCAGAAGCCGCACGCTCCGGGCTCGATTACCCGTTCCCAGCCTTTCGCTAGATGGTCGCCGGTAGCGGCCTGCGTCACGGTATCGCGGCCGCCATTCATTACCAGCCGCGTACCGGCTCCGCGTAGCGAGTCGCGAGCCATAGCACTAGCGGCATCGGGCTCGTTATCCTTCAGGAAATGATAGAACTGTCCCTGTCCCATCATATTCGTCATCTTATCGAGATATCCGCTATCGAGCGTCACACCAGGAACGGAACCGTACGGCCAGCCAGCGACCGTCCGGGCGGCCGAGTAATAGCTGGCTGCGTTCGCGGCCGACATCTCATAATGCGTATCGATAATCCCGTTCACTACTGGATTGTAACGGCTCCACGTTTCATTGAAACGTGAAGGATCGATTAGCCGCATCCAGAGGTTCACGATAGCCAGTGCCGCTCGCGTAGCTATCGCCTGCTGCGTAGTCCGGTAATGCGCGAGCAGGAGCTGCGGCCTGTCTGCTTCAGGTACGGGTAGCGTCATTGGACCGTCCCAGGCTCCGGAGCCTTACCGCCAGGCCTTGGTGGGATAGACTGCTGCGCGGTCTGCTGCGCCGTATTCGGCTGCATGAAGTTGGCCGCCTGCATACCGGGAGCCGTCTGCTGCGCTCCGGCGACGGCCTGCTGGATCATGGCCTGCGCTCTCTCGCGCTGAGCGGCTAGCTGCCATGCCTGGACTTCCTCAGCGGTAGCTCCGGGAATCCGGGCCCACAGTTCCTCTGCCGGCACGCCAAGCATCTGAGCTGCCTTGGTAAGGCCGTCTATCGTCGCGCCGAATGCCTTGGCGCTAGTATCGCGCCATACGACTGTCCCGAATAGGTCATTCCAGCCATCCTTGTTCCCGGAGGCGAGCGAGATTAGCCGGAAGGTATTGCGCCATGGATCGGTGAGGATAGCCTTCAGCTCGTTGACTTTCGAGTCCTGGCCGTCTCGTGCGGCCGCTAGGGCTTCCGCGCTAAGGTTCGCTACCTGGCCCAGGAGGTGGTACGGAGGCAGCTGCGAGATCGTAGACATATGCCTGATGCCGTCCTCGCGTACCCCGGAATACGGGGCGAGGGCCGTCTCACCGAATTCACCGAAGTGCGTTGCTGGGTCCTCAGAGGCCCATACGCGGTCAACTCCGGGCCTGAATGGCGCTTCCTCGCGGCCTTCCTCATCGACCGGGCTCATGCCCGTTACCCAGCGCTGCCGGAAGGCTGCGAACTGAGTCGAGATCATGAGGTTGAACGTATCGAAATTGATCTGATCCTGAAGCGGCATCAGCGGCTCTACCTCGCCGGAGCAGTCATCCTCGCCGTCCAGGTCTGTCTCGTGGAGGAAGCGTACCACGGGGCAGAGCCCTAGGCCGTGAGAGGCTACCGGAGCCTGGCCGCTGAGTAGTGGGTCACCGGCCTCTGCTAGCCGGAGGCTGAACTGCTGGGTATTCCGGGAAGCCGTAGCGTTACCGACCAGAATGTAACGCTTGGCCTCATCGTATACCGATACCAGCATCTGCGACTTGCCGCCCGGAAGGTTTACCACCCTGGCCTCTAGCGCGAACTGAGGCCATTCGTCATCGACGTCATCAGCATAGAAAGCCGTCATCCGGCGAGGCGATACCGGCCGGATAACCGGGACGTCTGCGGGCTGTTCCTCCTGGGTAGACATCTGGCCTGGCAGTACCACAACGTACGCGGAGCCGAATTTGGAGACGGCCCGGTGAACGCCGTGCTGTCGCGAGACCATACGGTTAGCCCGGAAGGCTTCCCATTCCGGCTTCGGCCGCTGCGGGGCGAGAGCCTGGTTTGCCGTTGTACCGGACGGTTTGTAGCCATCCACGTGAAGATTCTGCGAGATCACCGAGACGATAAGCGGCAGGAAATTCCGCCTGGCTTTCTTTGCAATCCACCGGTATTCAGCATTGACGCCTTTCGGCGTGTACGGTGGATCCTGCTTGCCTATGGTGTAGTCGGCTATCCGGGCGAGCCTACGCTGTTCCTGCTGGCGCGCGAGTAGGGCCTGAGAGGTAAGCTGGATCAGTTCACCAGGATCAATAATCATTAGCTGAAGCTCCAGACTCGGCTGCCGGCCCGTTTCAGGGCCTGTTCCTTACGCTCTTTGTATTTCTTTGACGCGAGCACTAGCCTCCGTGCGTGCCGCGCCATTATCATTGTCACGTTACCGTCTATCTTGTTAGGGCTCTTTGGGCTTTCCTTGCCGATGCTAATTCCCCAGCGGTTCGGCCGTCTCCGCGAATTCGCGACGTGACGGCCTAGCACGGAATCGCCGTCATGCACGAATGGCGGTTTCACGGACTCGATTTCCGAGAGCACCATTTCACAGGCCTGGGTGAATTCGCCTACGTGACTCCGCATATCCCAGGCGACCGGCTGTGGGTCGCGACCTCCGGGAACGGCCCAGACATCCACGATATCCTCAAACCACTCACGCCAGGTTATCTTGACGGACTGTTCCCATTCCTTAACGTCCGCAAAGAAAGCGCAGACGTGCCACCGCTCTTTAGCCATCTGGATAGCGGCATGGACTTCATCAGCCGGAATGTAGCGTGTGCCTCTCGGCTCCCATATACCAAGCACGAATACGTAGCCGCTTTCAACGTGGCAGCCGATAAGCGCAGTAGCATCCTCTACCCGCGAGCCGTCGAATGCCATTACAATATCGTCGCCGTCATTGATACGGAAATCTGGAGCCGCGAGCCTCGCCCATTTCTGCTGGGTAGTCCAGGCATCCTCCGGGCTCTCCGGCCAGTTAAGGTAATATCGCTTGCTAACGTCCAGGGTGGTACGCGGGCTCAGTATCCGGTTCTCAACGATATCCTCGACATCAACCCAGTAGGCGTCTCCGTACGCGAATTCTACAGCCTTGCGGATAGAGGCCGGATCATCGAAATCAACATCAGGAGGTGCCATACGGCAGTCGTACAGGATTCGGCCTTTGCCTTTCAGGCGGCCTTCCTCCTGCGCGACCCAGGTGTCAAATGTAGTCTCGGCTACTGATTCCTTCCCAGGCTCCCAGGCGTTAGATGTCTCGACTATCCGGCTGCCGGACTTGGCGACGTTCCGGTCCATTACCTCCGCGAGGTCTACGCCTCCGTTGCTAGGCGTAAAGCTCTCCGTCTGGTCGAGAATGGCGAATGTCGTCAGGGCACCTTCCTCCGTTGTCGGGCTGGAGGTAATCACCATTAGCTGGCCGCCTCCGGGAACGTGGAAGATTGTCTTGCCAGGCTCCACATCGTAGTCACGGAGTATCCGGGAATTCTTAGGCACCAGAGCCCGGACCATCCGCATGGTATTGATGTTAGCCTGATCGTGGCTGCTCGCGCCTATCTGGACTAGGGGCATCGGGACTTTCCGGCCCACACAGCCTCCAGGAGCGTCCGGATCAAAGTGGTCGAGCCGTACTGGGGCCAGTAGCTCGATGAGGCTTAGAACGGCTGCGAATGGGCTCTTACCGTATCCCTTGGCGAACCTCCGGACACCGTGGTAATACTCCCAGCGTGTATCCTCGCGGAGCGAGTACCACCACAGGAGGAAGCGCACCTGCGACTCTACGAATTCCCAGCGGTTCCCTGCGTTCGGGCCGTCAGGCTGCCGGAGGTACATTGTGGCCCAGCGAATCGCCTCCCATCCTAGCGTGAGGCGAGGGATTCCATCCGGGATAGTTATCAGCCTATCCCTGGGCGCTATTTCCACTCTGTCCCTTGCGGAGGCTCCGGGCTATCCGGCTCAGGTTCTGCTGCGTCTGGTCTTCCTCTGTCCCGTCCAGGTCTTCCCATCCGGAATCGGAAAGCAGGGTGTCCTGGGTAGGCTCGCCCGTTTCTGGATCCGGGCTTCCAGGCTTCATTCGTACTGTCATTATGGATTCCTTAGATGGCTGAGTACGTAATCTCCAAAGTATTTAGCCGGAGCACGCGGCGTGCTATTCAAGCGGTATTCGGTCCACAGCTCAGCCATCATCTCGTTGAGATTGCTAGAGCCGTATTCCGAAACCTTCTGTTTTATGGTTCGCTTGTTCTGGGCGAACCAGCGGCCGATATCCATATAGTTGCCAGTCTCACTGACGTATTGCGGGACTTCCTGTCTTACTGGGCGTGGTATGCCTAGGGCATCCGCAAAGCCGTTCCAGAATGCCTGTTCCCTATCAGTTTTGGCGTATGGCGACTGCCGGTTTGCTAGGATAATCCCCTGCCGGTTAAGCTCACCATGAACGCCGTGCCCGAATTCGTGCGTCATAACGTTCATCGAGAGGTCGTGCTTATCGTCAGTCGGCACCCACCAGCCGCCACGGTTGTACCTGAGGGTAGACTCTGAATGCGCGCCGGTCATTACGCTGGGCTTGATATGAAGCGTATTCAGCTGGCCGGTATGCGACGCGAGCGTCGCCTGCTTCCTCCGGCCGTGCGGTGTCTTGGTAACGGTTATCTGAGTTTTCTTAACCAGGTTAGGCGTTACCTGGCCCTGATGCGCGGATGCCCTCAGGACCTTCCCGCGTATCATTACCTTGTCATCGCGGCTAACTCCGCTCGCGGTAATCGCGAGAGATCCGGGCTCTACCTGACCGCGTATACCGGGCTCTGTAGTTATCTCGCGGCGTTTCGGAGGCGTGATGCCTGCGGGAAAGCGTGGCGGTTCCTCCGGCCGTGGTGATCCTCGTTTTGTAGCTATGTGCTGCGAGACAATCGAGTTAGCCGCTTCCTCCGGCGAGGCGAATTCGCCTACTGGCTTGCCGTTATAGAATGCCCTGTACTTTCCCTCGTGCGTGGAATAGATCGTGCCGGCATACTCGCCGTTGTACTCTACGGACTTCCTATTGCCTAGGCCGGTAGAGATCTTTGCCCCGGTGACGAGATGCGGCCGCCTGGGAGGTTCCGGGGCAGGAGCGCCACCGGGAAGCGGGATTGGTGCGCGGCCTTCCTCGTGATGCGCCTTCCGGAAGACTGCGACTGCGGCCTCGCGTGGATCCTTGTAGATGCGGGTCTCACCGGGCATTCTTACCCGGAGGCCCTCATCACCCATATTATGAACGGTAAAGCCGTTAACCTGGTAGCCTTTACCGCGCTCGAAATTCTTGCGGATATCGAGCATTTTGGCATGGGCCTGCTCTAGGGACATCGGCGCACGGGCCTCGCCTGCCTCCTGGGACATGCGCCGGAGCCCAGCGGCCGACCTAGCCCAGCGGCCGTGCTCTCCGCGTAGCTCGCGGCTAACGTCCCAGTGCGCCATTAATAGTGCCGGCCTCTCAGGTATGTCTGCTGGCTCTTGCGAGCCCGGTTCGCTAGCTCCTGCGCTACGTCACGAGGCATGGAGATTTCTGAACCGGACGGCACCTTGATGGTAATAAACTGGTCGCCTGCCCGGAGGTCGGCCAGGACCGAATCCAGCCGGGTTGCTACCAGGTCCTGCGGTGTGTAGCTGATTCCTTCCTCGCGGAAGCTAGCCTCAACCCTGGCAATCTTTGATTCCATACTTCCCGGAGCTGGACGGCCTGCCGCAAGCTTAGCCTCCTGCGCCGCACGCCTTGCCTGAAGCTCGCGTTCTGCGCCTTTCCAGTTATAGCCATGACGCTGAACCATTAGCTCTAGGCTGCGGTCACTCATGCCGGAAAGCCCGGACGGAGCTGCGATCTTACTGGCGTGAGCCTTGTTGACGAGAATGGTACTGCCGTCACTACGTTTCACGGAGATGAGATCCGGCCGCTGGATACTCGGCAGGCCCGTCACGACTCCGGTCTCACCCTTGTACTTGCCCTCGTGAATCGTGACATGATCTCCGGCCTTATGCTCCGGAGGCTTCCCTGCGGGCTCGTGAGAACGGACGGCTGCGCGGAAAGCGGAGGACTTGCCCTCATCGTGATGCTGGCCCTCCGCTATGGCCTTTGCTGCGCCTTCAACGGTGTCATAGACCTTGGTGTCACGGCCTCCAGGCTTAAGCAGGCCGACCCTGAACTTGTCCTTCTGCGTCCGGTCTACACGGTGGCCGTTGATGCGCCGTCCGGTACCACGTATGACTAGAGCGGTCTGCTTCACGATCTCATCGTGAGGCATGCCCCCAGTCTGCGCGCCTCCGGCTGTGGCTTCCTGAGCGAGGCGATGCATGAGTGCGCCGCCTTTAGTCCAGCGCCCATGATAGCCGCGTAGCTCGCGCGATACGTCGTGGACCGCCATTGTTCCGCCTTTCATCGCCTCCCTTAATTGTAGCGCGGATTAGCCCGAAACGTAACCCACTACTGCGGTAACGTTCCCGCTCGCTAGCTTCAGGACGTTCGCCCGGACATACTGGCATACGTCCTGGTCGTTATTGAGCTGGCCCGCTCCGGTGGTGTAGCCGATTCCCCAGAAGTTCACGCCGTCCAGGGAGACCTCAAGCTCTACCTGAGCCTGCTGGTCTGCGACGCCTCCGAGAGTCGTCTGCATGGTAAGGCTCCGGGCCATGACGGTTAGGTCTACCGCTGCTCCTGGGCCGGTTGCGGTAACTGCTGCTGCTACGGTCTTGGCGAGTACGGCCATGATGCGTCCTACGGGTTACAGGTTATGACGGCCGCGACCGGAGGCGTACCGGTTCCGAGAGAGACCACGTTCACCCGCGCGTAGCGCTGCCGGTGGTCGGATCTCGCGTAGGCCCAGGGCTTGCCGCCGCTCGCGAGGGCCATCTGCGTGTAGGTGGTGTTGTCTGGGCTCGTTTCGAGCGCGACGGAGGCGTCAGAGGCCGTTGACGTGACCTTGATGTAGAAACGGCCGAACGTGTTTCCGGCTCCGGCGTCAAGTGGCCCTGCTACGGCTCCGGTAGCGGTAGCAGTGAATGATTTGCTAGCCATTGTTCTCCCTCACTATTCCTAGTCTTCCCTGCCAGTCGATTACTGCGGCGTCTGCTGCTTCCTCATCCTGGTCTATGCCTTCCGGATCATCAAGCTCTATCCGGCTGCGCTTGCGGTCTGTAATGGTTACGCCTAGCCGCTCCGATAGGCGCACGAAATTGCCGAGAATTCCGGCATTGTATGTCTTCAGGAATATGTCATATGCCTTTGCGGCCAGGACTGCGGTAGCCCAGTCGGAAGCCTCATAGAAATCACTCTGGCCCGATAGCGTAAGAGAGCGGAACCAGCTCTGGACTATTGGGTTCCATGATGGGTCGGCTCCTGGAATAGGAATGCCCTTGCGGCGTGATATGCCTTTTGCGACGGCGATAAAGCGCGGGTCATCGATCGCGGAGGTGGCAGCACCGCCTCTTTTCTCAGGCTGCTTCCTAGGCTTAGTCATTACCAGCCCCAGGCCATATGCCCCAGGGCAATTGTAATGGTAATGAGGCAGCCGAGAATGATAACGGCCGCTATGGTCTGTGCGCTGAGGTCGATTCTCATAATGCCGCCGTAATGGTAAGGGAAAGGCTGCTGACGGTGAATTTCGCATTGTTCGCGGAGGTGACCTCCCAGAGAGCCGGCACGATAAGCCCCATCGGGCCTAGGCCCGGAATGAACTTGTTCGCAGCCAGCCACTGGAATTCGCCTAGTACGTCGATAGTGCCGCTTGTCTGCCGGGCGCAGGTTCCGGTATCGACCGGATCTGTACTACTGGTACCATCGAGAATGAAGATTAGCTCCGTCCCGAAATGGTACAGCGTAAAGTTCTGGCCGCCCAGCGGCATCTGCCCCAGAATGTTCGATGCATTCATCCCATTCTGCGTACAGCGGGTGAAGCTCGTATCGGTCCACGTCATGATATCGTTTGAGTAATTATCCGGCCAGGTGTCGATGCCGTACTCATAGATACCCTGTCCCTGCGCTACGCCGTCTGGCGGGCTCGATTCCGCGTAGGAAATCCGGAGGCTGGAAAGCGCTGAGAATGGCGTGTCGGTTTCGGTCTGATTTGAGGCGCAGACCGGATCGGCCCAGTCGTGATTCGCGGGGCAGTAATCATTCATGAGCTGGTTTGTCTGGGGTGCGGTCTGGACTCCGGTGTAGCCGTAGGGAACGTCATTCGCGAGATCGGCCCAGGAGGTGGCACTATTCGCGGTAATGGTTTCCTGAGTGCCCGATTGCGGCCCTACGCCCTGATCCGCGACGTAGGAATTGAAGCCGTTATCCATTACGTTCCAGGAGTACGCCCCGCAGGAGCCACCCAGGTGGATAACGCAGGCAGTCCCTGTAGGCGTAGGCGTTGTGCTAGGGCTAGGGGAGGTGGTTGTTGGCGTTGGCGTAGGTGTCCCGGTAGGGGTGGTATTCGTAGGCGATGGTGTAGGGGTGGTAGGCGTAGGGGTAGGCGTGCCGGACGTACGGCAGTGACCCCAGGGATGGCAGGTAGGGTGCTGCTGCGGGAGGGCTGCGGCCGGATTACTCACCAGCATAGGGGTGGTAATGCCTAGCGCTACGATAAGCGAGGCTATAGCAGGGAGGGCTAGGCGTCTCATATAAGACTCCCTCGATAAAAGTAGAGCCCCCATTGATAAAAGTAGAGCCCTCTCGTGAAAAGTAGAGCCCTGTGATGAAAGGAAGGCCTGTCCTTATGATGCGTGATGCCTCTAGCGGCTCGCGCCTAGCGCAGGGAATCTCCTGGAAACAGGAGAGCCCTCGATGCCTGTAGGGGTGGGGGTGTACCCCTAGGGTCCTCCTGGACCGAGAC